AGAGTATTGCCAACGAAATTATACACCACTATGAAACACACGGGGTCACACGATACTACTTTGCTGACAGCTTGGTAAATGGTAGTTTTCGAGCATTCAATGACATGTGTAATGCCTTGTCTGCCTACAAGTTTGATCAGCCCATATCGTGGTCAGGACAATACATCATACGTTCAAAGGAAACCACACCTAGAGATCACTTTGAAATGTTACGCAAGTCAGGTTGTGACACCCTGTTTATAGGTCTAGAATCTGGTAGTGATCGTGTTCGTCGAGAATTAGGCAAACCGTTTACCAACAATGACACTGAATACTATCTAGAAAACTTTTGGGCCAATGATATCAAGTGTCTATTTTTGATGTTTACAGGCTATGTGTCCGAAACAGATGAAGACCATGCAGAAACTTTGACCATGTTCCCACGCTGGCAACGGTTTGTGGCCAGCGGAACTATCCAAGGCATAGAAACCTTGAACATACTTACGATATTGCCTGAAACACAGTTGTCTCAAATGGCCATAGACAACAAATGGTTGTTTTTGACCGACCAAAATGGTTCTGTGAATTTGAGATCATGGATTGATCCTAAAAAACCTGACTATGACTTTCTGAAACGAGTAAGTAGACACCTAGAGCTCATGGAACATGCCATTGAGTACAAATGGCCGTTATGGAACGGAGCCTTGGCTATGCAACTTTATGAACAGGCTGTAGAAAAGTTTGTACAATCCCCACGTAAATACGTATCATTATCAACTATACCAATTTCAACTTATTAATGAGAACCGCTACTATAATCATACGCGACGAAGTCAATATCAAGATTGAAGGTCTTGAATTGGATGCACGTCGTAGTTGTGTCAATGCATTCAAATATGATGTGCCCTATGCCAGATACTTGCCTGCTGTAAGATTAGGTCGTTGGGATGGCAAGGTCAGTTATTTCCAGTTAGGTGGCAGCACTTATGTGAATCTCCTGCCCGAAATCATACCCATACTTGAAAAATTCAACTATGATATCAACGTGGATGACCAGCGTGACTACACTACTAGTTTTGAATTCCAGCAGGTAACAGAAGATTCATATTCTCACATAGCCTGGCCCAAAGGACATCCAGCTGCTGGTGAACCCATGAAGCTGAGAGACTATCAAGTAGACATCATCAACAATTTTTTGGCCAATCCACAATGCTTGCAAGAAGTGGCCACTGGTGCAGGTAAAACAGTAATGACCGCGGCCTTGTCGGATGCGATTACTGCCTATGGTCGTAGCATCGTGATTGTGCCCAACAAGAGCCTGGTCACGCAAACAGAAAAAGACTACGTCAACATGGGCCTGGATGTGGGCGTGTACTTTGGTGACCGCAAAGAGTGGGGGCGCCAACACACTATCTGCACCTGGCAGAGCTTGAATATACTACTGAAGAATACCAAAAACGGCACCACAGAGGATGATTGTACTATAGGTGAGTTTATAGAAGGTGTGGTGTGTGTGATTGTTGACGAAGTACACATGGCCAAAGCCGATGCACTTAAAACCTTGCTTACAGGTGTTATGAGTCGTATACCCATACGCTGGGGACTCACAGGAACCATACCCAAGGAAAAGTTTGAAAGTGTGAGCCTGTTGGTCAGTTTGGGACCTGTAATTAGCAAATTGTCAGCTAGCGAACTACAAAGCCAAGGTGTGCTGGCACAGTGCCATGTCAACATCGTGCAACTAGAAGACCATGCCGAGTTCACAAACTATCAAAGCGAGCTAAAATATCTCCTGGAAGAACCCGATAGGCTCAAGACCATTGCCAACTTGGTGAGACAAGTAAATCTAACCGGCAATACCTTGGTCCTAGTGGATCGTATTGCCGCAGGACAAGCTCTGGTAGATCAGCTAGACGATGCGGTATTTGTGTCAGGAGCAACCAAAGCAAAGGCAAGGCAAGATGAATATGATGAAGTGGCTGATGCAACAGGCAAGATCATTGTGGCCACGTACGGCGTGGCTGCGGTGGGTATCAATATACCTAGGATTTTCAATCTGGTTCTTGTGGAACCTGGCAAGAGTTTTGTGCGAGTAATACAAAGTATAGGACGTGGTATCCGCAAGGCCGAAGACAAAGATCACGTACAAATATGGGACGTAACATCAACCTGCAGGTTTGCCAAACGTCACTTGACCAAAAGAAAAGCCTATTACAAAGAGGCCAATTATCCGTTTACTCAAGAAAAGTTGGAGTGGAAATAATTGGGCACAATTTTTAAAAAATTACAACCACACATTGTGGCGCCCGAACCAGGTTCGGTATTTGTAGAAATTGGCAGTGATCGCGGTGAAGGTAGCACCAAAGAACTAGATAGATTAGCTCAAGCTCACGGTCTACGTTTGATCACTGTGGACGTATTGCCGCACGCCCAACAACGTCTTGAGGCGGAGTTGACTCAAACTAATTTTGTCATAGCATCTGGTGCTGAATGGGCACAGTGCTATACAGGTGCTCCGATATCATGTGTATATCTTGACAACTTTGATTACATCTGGGACATAAACAAAACCGGACATATACCCACACAACAACAAATGGCCGAATATGCCAAACGCGGTGAGTGCATGACCAATCAAAACAGTCAGTGTGAACACATGCGGCAGATGCTGGCTTTGTATCCGCACCTGACACAAAACGCCACACTCATGTTTGATGATACCTATCAAATCAACGACTGTTGGATTGGTAAATCAGGACCAGTGGTGGTATTTTTGTTGGCTCAGGGTTGGCACATTGTGGAACGCACTTTGGACTGTGGTGTAATTTTAAAAAGAACTTGACAAATCTTGGTTTTTTGTTTAACATACTAACATGAGAATATTGACATTAGAAAATCGTGCATTTGATCTGGATCATCTTCCAGAAGAAGTAGATGACATGCGATTTGCGATCTTGGACAATTCAAATCCGCAAGATCCAGATTATCATTTCATACCCTTGATATTCCTGGAAAGTTTCAATGCGCCAGCCTTGATCCTGCGCATAGGCAAACAGGTTATACGTATGCCCATGGATTGGCAAATTTTGATTGGGGAACCCGACATTGGTGACCTGGAAGTATTGCCCTTGACCAGCATCAATGATCGAGGATTTCAGGTGTTTAAATTTAATCCCCTCACCAGTTTCAATCCCAGTTTTGCTGACATAGAAATTTTGGATGTATATCACGAAGTCACATGGTACAGTCCCAAGTTGAAGAATGGGCAGATGTTGGCAGTGCCGCTCACAGATGATGCTGAACCTGAATGTGTGTATTTTGTCAAGGACATCAGTCGCAACTGTGAAGTAGTAGACTACAGCAAGGCATGGTGAAAACATGGGCAGACTCAAACCCGGAGCAACATACCTTTATGAGCGTGTGGATGGTGTGACCTACGCTAGAGAATTTGGGGCAGATCCTTCTACAAGGTTTGAAATTGGTAGAGAATACCAACCAAGAGAGGTATCAGGCACACTATGGGGTGACATACAGTGCGCGGCCAAAGTTAATCCTACTCTAAAAGATGCTTTGGATCGTGTGTTAGAAATTTATGAATTGAGCAAAGTGAATGAGCGATAAACTAAACATTGCCAACGAAATGCGACAACTTGATCGCAAGAATCGCAAATTCTACGACGAGCTCACGGATGAAGAGCGCAAGAAGTTTTCAAACTTTCTCATGATACGCTGGGGCTCGGCCATAGAAGGTTCGCGAGAACTACAGGAATACTATGTACAGAGTACCAATCACTATTTGAATCGACACTTTTTTAACATAGGTCGACACCCCAAACTACAGTGGTTGTGTGCTACTGCTATTAGTCCAGATCTAGGAACACCTAGACATACCTGGATAGCACCCAAGAAAAAAGAAGCCGGTGCCAGCGCTCGGCGCAAACAACTGCAAGCAATATTTCCCAGCTACAAGGATGATGAAATTGATGTCATGATGCAACTGGTATCAGACAAGGACATAAAAGAATATCAACGACAATCCGGACAAGATGACAAGTAATGTACAAGTGTCAATACTGTAAAAGAGACTTTCAAAAAGAAACCACACTGGCAGTACATGTGTGCGAACAAAAACGGCGCAGACAAGATCAAAATGATCGCGGGGTTCAATTAGGCTTTCAGGCCTACATCCGTTTCTTTGAAATGACACAAGGATCTGCACGGTTAAAAACCTATGATGATTTTTGTGAATCACCATATTATAGAGCCTTTGCAAAATTTGGACACTACTGTTACAATACCAAGGTCATTAATCCGCGACAGTTTTTAGAATGGTTACTAAAAACCAATAAAAAAATTGATCGCTGGCCCAGTGATCAACTATATACCGAATATCTCACACAGTATCTTGTGTTGGAAAATGCCAGTGATGCCCTGGCACGTGCGATTGAATTTAGCATTGACTGGGCTGAAAAAAACTCTGCACAGGCCAACGATTGTTTGCGATACGGTAATTCTAACGCCATGTGCTATGCTATAACCACTGGACGCATTAGTCCTTGGGTCATATACAACTGTGAAAGTGGACAGAAATTTTTGGCAGAACTGGATACCACACAAGTAGCCATGATTTGGCCCTATATTGATAGTGATGTGTGGATGAAACGTTTTGCTGATTACGTGGCTGAACAAGAATATGTACAAGAAATGTTAAAAAAGGCAGGCTGGTAACATGCAAAAATACTCGGTATATCAACACTGGGATCCATTGAAGTTGTGCCTGGTAGGACGCACATATCCGCCAGAGTTTTACCAATGGGTCACAGACACAGCAACAAGAAAAAGATTTGAACGCCTGGCCGAAGAAACCGAGGAAGACTATCAAGGCCTAATTGGTCTGCTACAAAACCGATTTGGAGTTGAGGTTCTACGTCCACAATTTCCCAACAATCTTGATGATTTGTACATTGGCAACAAATGGGTACAGCCCCCAACAGCGCCAAGAGATTATTTTTTAATGATTCATGATCGTTTTTGGATTCCAAAAATTCCCAATGCCAGTCATGCATGGTCAGTATTTTATCGACAAAACAAACAGTCGTGGTGGCCTGATTTTGTACGCCCTGAAGATTTTTACACAGCATTGCCTGAACATGCTGGAGACATACAGCGTCGTTTTCAAGAATTTCAAACTCTTGACCAAAAACATCTTGACGCCAAGTTAGGATTTTACTCGCACGTGTTTGAACGCATACAGGCACAAGGAAATGATATTGTCTATACCGATCTTGATTTTGTTAACGGTTGTTTTGTGAGCAGAATTGGACAAGATCTTTATTTTGCTACCCAAACCTATCACGACGACAAACAGGAAATCTTGTCCAAGGTCAACCGCTTGTTTCCTACCACAAGAAACCGTGTGGTAAACTCAGGTGGGCATGGAGATGCTGTGTACTGTCCAGTGACACCGGGCTTGATCATAAGTTTAAATGATGTACCTACTTACGCAGATACTTTTCCAGACTGGGAAGTGGTGTATTTGCCGCCCAGCAACTATGCCCACATGCGTGAATTTGAATACAGCATGAAGCGCAATAAAGGGCGCTGGTTTATGCCCGGGTTTGAGCAGGACACAAATCTACAGCACATGGTAGACCACTACTTTGATGAGTGGGTAGGACAAGTAAGTGAAACGGTGTTTGATGTCAATATCTTGATTGTGGATCCAAAAAACATTGTGGTATCCACGCACAATGATCTTGTCGAAAAGGCCTGCGCCCGGCACGGCGTTGAAGTGCATGTGGTACCATTCCGTCACAAGTATTTTTGGGACTGTGGCATACACTGCGTGACCAACGACATCAGTAGAGACGGAGAGCTCAAATCAATACTGTAGCATCAAGACCTGAGTTGGAATTTCTTGAGGTCATGGTGATCAATGCCTGCAATCTCAGCTGTCAAGGTTGTACAACATTTAGTGATATCCGGCATTCGGGATACGTGAGTTGGCTCACTGGACGTGAGTGGTTAGAACCCTGGCTTGATCGTCTTGATATCAAGGCCGTGGGTGTCATGGGCGGAGAACCCTTGATCAATCCTGAAATACGTGAGTGGATACTGGGCATTCGTGAGATGTTGCCCCAGGCACAAATAAGATTTGTCACCAATGGCCTGTTATTGCGCAAGCACTGGGACATATTGTCTTTGTTGGAAGACGTGGGCAACACAGTGTTTAAAATCAGTCAGCACGTTCATAATCAAGAGCTGGAGGACATAATTCAGGATGTAATGTCTTGGAGACCTTGGCAACCTGTGACCGAATATGGCATTTCAAGATATCGGTCTCCCAGTGGCATGCGATTTCAAGTGGTCAAACCACAAACATTTTTGAAAACCTTTAGAGGTGATTACCAAGATATGCGTCCGCACAACAGCATTCCGACCCAAGCCTTTGAGATCTGTGTGCAAAAACGATGCCCCATGCTGTATCAAGGTCGTGTATGGAAGTGTGGTACCTTGGCTCTTACACCGCCCATGTTGGATCGTATGAATAGACCTAACTGGCTAGAATGGCAACCTTACCTGGATCCGGGTCTGACTCCAGACTGCACACCGCAAGAACTGGAATCTTTTGTGCGAAATTTTGGTGCACCGCACAGATTATGTGCTCAGTGTCCCAGCCAACACGATGTTGATTCACGGTTTGATCATACTCAAACCGTGGTGTTCAAAAAGGAACTATATTAACTATTTTTGTGTTACAATAAAGCATGAGCGCAGACATAGATATTGATGTACCAGATCGTGATCAAGTTTTAAAATTGATTCAGCATGTGCCTGCACGTCAACACGCACATGATCAAATACGCCGGCACAATTCAGGAATCTATGTGACAGCCATTCCACAAGACCCCATACATCAAATTGCGGCCTTGGACTATGTTGAAGCCGAACAACGTGGCTATTTCAAAATTGATCTCTTGAACATGACGGTATATCAATTAATAAAGAGTTCCGAACACTACGAACAGATGTTAAAACAGGAACCGCCCTGGAGCCGACTATGGACCGATCCGACCTGGGCCAAGCAACTGGTACACATAGGAAACTACACAGATTTATTGAATGTCATGCGCCCAGATTCAATTCCTAGAATGGCAGCTTTTATCAGCGTGATCAGACCCGGCAAGGCACATTTACAAGGTAAAAACTGGAACGAAGTATTTGTGTCAGTTTGGGATGGAGACGATAGTCAGGGCTATACATTCAAAAAATCACACAGCATATCATATGCGGCTCTTGTGGCCTTGCACATGAACTTGCTCAATCAATCCGGCGCACAAGAGTAATACTTTTACGTTTGCTTTTTTTACGACTGATGTCCATGAGACTACACACTGGACCGTGCAATATTTCTAGATCTTTGTTGCTAAAAGTACGTAGAGTAAATCTGAACTGATCCCACTCTTTGCGTAAAAATATATTGATAGGAATGCTGTGATTGCTTTCCCACCACCACACACTGGCCAACTCCAGAAATATCAACTTGCTGGGTTGATCGTTCACAGCACCAAAATCATAAATTGTGGTTACAGCATCATCACGATTTTGTATTATACCCACGTATTCTTGATTGCTATACACGCACAAGGTTATAAAAGGGTACTTTTCAGCAAGTTTGTCAAACAGTGTATTGCCCATAAATATTATTCGAGGATCCTATGTATTCAACCACTGTTTACTTATATCAACAAATCACCCGAGTGCTTTTGATAGACACCAGTGGAGCTTATTTTATTGCGAGGTACGACCCTGTGTACGCTAAAACTCTAACTGTCAACAAAGGAGTAGACAATGTTTTACTCTTTGAATTTATCAATCAAGACCAAAAGCCTGTTAATATCACAGGTTCAAGTTTTGTGTTTCGCTTGCTGAGTCAAGATGGCACCAAGTTGTTGGTGGAAAAAAACATGGAAACCTTGGCTGCCAGCGTGGGCCGAGTAAAAGTTGTACTAGACACCACAGACACCATAAACATCACTGCACAACCAGCCAGCTACAGCATTCAACGCACAGCAGGAAATTATGTACAAGCTGTATATGTTGACGACAATGCTGGTGCTCGTGCCAACTGTGATATTGTGGATTCAGTGTTTCCAGAATTCGTACCGTCGGCTGTGCTTACTGTACCCGACATTTATGGCAAGGCACAAAATTTTCAACCCGGTCCCACAGACTGGCCGGACTGGGCTCAGCAACCACAGCCACAAAATACCACACAGCTCACAGAATTTTACAGCAGTTATATTGACAGCAGTCAGCAAAATGTCACCACGATCAAAATGGACATGGATCAGTATACTGGAACTGTGAAATTTCAGGCTGCTGACAATTACCAAAGTGTTTGGTATGATGTCACAGAAAACTACAATTTCTTTAATGAAAGTGAACCACAATATTTCAACATCATTGGATATTACCCGTTGATGCGTGCGGCCTTCAACAACCAATATGGATTTGGTGCACAAGGAACTCTTAATGTAACCAATGGAGTTGTCACCAGTATCACTGTCACAAACGGGGGTTCTGGTTATTTGGCTCCTCCCCGAGTGCAAATTCTGGGCAACGGTGCCGGTGCACGAGCCGAAGCTGTTTTGGCCAACGGTGTGGTTGTGGCCATCAACGTGCTAGATGGGGGATCGGGATACACTCCAATTCAATACCAAAGCACCAATTATGGCACAGCCATGATAACTCCAGGCAACGTACTCAATCTTCAATATCGTTGACTAACCCCAAGCCTTCTGTTAAAATAAACAGATGCTTGACATCTTAACTTATCTGCCCGCACGACATAAACCCAGTGCTTCGGGCTGGATCAGTTTCAATGCTCCTTGTTGTGAACACAACGGCGAAACCCGAGACCGACGTAGCCGCGGTGGTATCAAAACTTCAGACGCAGGTTGGAGTTATCACTGTTTCAACTGTGGATACACTGCCAGTTTTATCATAGGTCGCCAACTCAGTTTCAAGGCAAGAAAGTTGTTGGGCTGGCTGGGTGTACCGCCAGAAGAAGTAGAACGCATCAATCTTGAAAGTCTGCGCCATCGTAACATGGAAGGCCTGCTCACAGACCGAGAACGAACTAGCCGCACACTGCAAGGCATAGAGTTTGAGGAAAGAGAATTGCCTCCAGCAGCCGAATTGGTCACTACCCAACACAGTCCTCATTGGGGTTATTTGAGAATTCGCAAAGTACCAGAAGATTATCCTGTGATGACTGTGCTGGAAAATGACAAGGTACACTGGACACGCCCACAGGTCATAGTGCCGTTTACCTATGACGGTCGTGTAGTAGGTTACAGCAGTCGAATGCTGGATGATCGCCAACCCAAGTACATACATGACACACAGCCGGGCTATGTGTTTGGCACAGACTTGCAGGGCGCCGCGTGGCGCTATGCCATAGTTGTGGAAGGTGTGTTTGATGCATTGGCCATTGGTGGCCTGGCTGTGTTGCATGCCGAGATCAATGACGCACAGGCACGCCTGATTCGCAGCCTAGATCGAGAAGTCATAGTAGTACCTGACCAGGATGCGGCCGGTATGAAGTTGGTGGACCGTGCCGTCGAACTTGGGTGGGGTGTAAGCATGCCTGACTGGCCTGCCGATGTCAAAGACGTCAACGATGCTGTAATTCGTTGGGGCAGATTGGCAACTTTGATAACTATCTTGCAGGCAAAGGAAACCAGTAGAATCAAAATAGAACTAAGGAAGAAACAACTTGTCAAAAAGTTACAATAAACTTTGGGTGTTTGGCGACAGTCACAGTACCCCTTTTGCCTGTGTTGATCCTAAAGACAGTTTTTGGGGGTTAACTGCTTCTGCGTTGTCGGTTGATACTGTAATTAATTGTAGTAGGCCTGGCATAAGTTTTGATAGCGTATGTCAGATGTTAATAGGCGAGCAACAAAGATACAATTTTGATCAAGATTTTTTTATTATTGGGTTACCGCCTTTGGAAAGAATTACTATATTTGATGATTACAAAGATACAACATTGGTAAGTTCTATATTTGACACAAAAACATGGCAATCAAAAACCAGTAACGTTGCAAGTCACCACGGACTGATAAATTTACAGTACAAAGAGCTTGACCGATTATCGGTATTAATTAGTGATCGTAGTTGGATCGAAACTCAAGTTTTACGACAGATATTTTTAATTACACAATGGTTAGATTCCTGTAAAGCTAACTACATTATTGTAAATCTTAGTAAAAATTTGGACAAAACTAACCATTGGGGACCAACGCAATATATCTTAGATTACTGTTTGAATCATAGTCGTAGCCAGCTGTTTGATAACTCGTTGTATGATGTAAACTTTGACATTAACAAGCCCGAAGACTATGACAAGCATGGATGGTACGGGCATCACGGGCCCAACGGTAACAAACTTTTTTTTGAAACGACCATAAAGGACAAACTTTGTTAAAAGACTACGGACTCGAAGTTCAACGCCTATTCTTAGAAATGATGTTGCAAGACGCAGAGAGTTATGTGCGTGTGCAGAACATCTACAATCCAGAAAACTTTGATAGAAGTTTGAGGCCTGCTGCCGAGTTCATTGCCCAGCACAGCGACGAACACAAGACTTTGCCCACCGCCGAACAGATACGTGCAGCCACAGGTGTCACATTAAATCACATTCCAGATTTGAACGACGGTCACTTTGAGTGGTTTATGACTGAGTTTGAGGGATTTACACGCAGACAAGAACTCGAACGTGCAATCTTAAAATCAGCAGATCTGTTGGAAAAAGGCGAGTTTGAACCTGTAGAAAAATTAATAAAAGACGCTGTGCAAATATCTCTAACTAAAGATTTAGGTACAGATTTTTGGTCTGATCCCGAAGGCATGTTTAACAGATATTTTGATGCAGGTGGACAGGTGTCAACAGGATGGCCACAAATGGACAAACTTTTATATGGTGGGTTCAGTCGCGGCGAGTTAAACATATTTGCCGGCGGGTCAGGATCGGGCAAAAGTCTTGTAATGATGAATATTGCTCTTAACTGGGTACAACAGGGTTTGCACGGGGTGTATATCACGCTGGAACTTAGTGAAGAACTCACAGGGCTAAGAACTGCAGCCATGCTCACAAACATGAGTACTAAAGACATTCGCCGTGATAAAGAAACTGCTTCTTTAAAAATTAAGCTAGTGGCAAAAAAAGCCGGTAGCTATCAGGTCAAGGCCTTGCCAGCGCAGAGCAACATCAACGATATACGATCTTTTTTAAAAGAATATCAAATCAAATCCGGAGTCAAAGTTGATTTCATGATGATTGATTATTTGGATCTGTTGATGCCAGTGTCAGCCAAGGTCAGCCCCAACGATTTGTTTGTGAAAGACAAGTATGTTTCAGAAGAATTAAGGAACCTGGCAAAAGAGTTGGGCATACTCATGGTCACAGCAAGTCAGTTAAACAGGTCGGCTGTGGAAGAAATAGAGTTTGATCACAGCCATATTTCGGGTGGTATCAGTAAGATCAACACAGCAGACAACGTGTTTGGTATCTTTACAAGCAGAGCCATGCGTGAACGTGGCAAGTATCAGATTCAGTGCATGAAATCGCGTAGTAGTACAGGTGTAGGACAAAAAATTGATCTGGATTACAACATGGAAACCATGCGAATTACTGATCCTGGTGAAGAAGCTGGTCCTGTGAATGCATTCCGCAAGCCAGATATTTTGAGCAGTATCAAAGCACAGAGTCGTATGACTGCACCAGAAGACACACTGGAATCAGAACCTGAAGAATCTGGAAAAATCACAGCTGACGTACAAAGCGCCAAACTAAAACAGCTACTAGGCAAAATCAAAACTACATGATTTCCTATCCAGAAATACGGGACGTACACCTGGAAATATCAACACTGTGTAACGCTGCCTGTCCCTGGTGTCCTAGAAATTTTTGGGGCTATCCCCACAACGGCGGATATCCAGAACTCTACATGTCATTGAGTCAGGCACGCACTATCTTTTCTCGAGATTTTTTAAATCAATTATATTCCATCAGAATAAATGGAAATTTTGGCGACATTGTCATGAATCCCGATGGCGCTGACATTGTTGAATATTTTAGGAACACAAATCAAAAATTAAAGATCAATATTAACACCAATGGATCTGCTCGAGATCGAAATTTTTGGACCAAGTTGGGCCAACTCAATACCACGGTATTTTTTGCTCTTGACGGGTTAGAAGATACCCACAACTTGTATAGACAAAACACCACTTGGAATCAAATAATTAAAAACGCACAAATTTTTATTGAATCAGGCGGGTATGCCGTTTGGCAAATGATAAGTTTTAAACACAATCAACATCAAATTGAACAATGCAAACAACTCAGCCAGGATCTTGGATTTCTTAAATTTGTCCTTGTTGATGATGGACGCAACACAGGTCCAGTTTTTGATCAACACGGAAAACTCAAACACGTGTTGGGAAATTACAATGGCGAGCAAGAATTTGATGTGTTGTTTTATAAAAAAAAGAACGACCAAATTTTGTTAGAGGACATTACCATTGATCGAGTTCCGTGCAAGAAAGTTTCATGTGAAACAAAACAATTAAAATCAATATATATTTCTGCCACCGGCGACGTTAGTCCTTGTTGTTACACTGGGTTATACCCAAGAACCTATGGTCACGGGCAATACCACGAAGCTGCAAATTCACAACTTGTGCCCATGATAAAAAACAACAATGCTTTGATTTATTCAATACAGGAATGCATTGAGTGGTTTGCCAACGTAGAAACCTCCTGGAATATAGACAACTACGATCAAGGACGTTTGATCATATGCGATGACAACTGTGGGATTAGCTAGTTGCGCCCTTGATTACCACAAACCGTATTACAGGAGCTTCACTCAAGTTACCAGCAGTGACGTTTCTGATAGTGATGGTTGCACTGCCTGACCCACAAGCCGAATTGAATGTGTAAGCACCAATGGTACCTCCAGATATGTGATTTATGATCATGACGTCGGTGTTGCTGATAGCACTGTTGGTCAAGGTAAAACTCACATTGGTGGCCGCATTGAGTGTGGCATTGTTTAGTGTAATTTGTCCTGCGATTTTGTTCAGCACCACTGTGGTGCTTTTGCTAGAGCTTTGAGTTTCCGTGCCACCAGCTCCTGTGCTGTATCCAATCCCAGCTGTGGCACTGGTAGATCTAATGCTGCCACCTGCATTGACATTGCCAGCTACACCCACGCCACCCGAACCGGTGACCACGATGGATCCTGTGGACACAGAAGTTGAAGCAATATTGGCGTCCGCAGTGATGCGTGTGTTAAACACGTCGTTGGGACGTATCAAATCCTGCAAGGTTATTTCGGTGCCAGCATCATCTGTAGTAAATTCAAAAATATACACATTGTTGTACAGTGATGCATTATCAAATGTAATGGTGTTGGAAACACCAGCGGTGCCCGGGCTGATACCTTGGATTCCAGTCACTCCAATTCTAACACTGGCCGGCAAGGTCAAAGTATGTGCCACGTTGGTGCATACAAATACAAATCTCAACACACCCACAGTGCCACTGGCTGGCCAATTGGTAAAACTCAAACTCACAGAGCCCGAACTGCCGGCAATGATTTGATAATTGGCAGCAGAATAATCCAGTGCAACTGATCCTGATGTTTGTGTCAGTACCAATTGAGTCCAACTTATATCCTTGAGTTGAGCCGCATAAAACAGATTGTCATTGAGATTGTTATCCAGGGTAGTACCATCTAGAGCAGCCTTGAGCACGGCCTTGCTCTGTAATTCAGATATTTCATCACTGGCAAATTGAAAATTGCTCTTGGTGTTGGTAAAATTATCACGA